TGTTGCTCCTGAGACAGCGAGCGAGTCGAGCGAAGTAGCGCCAGCTTGTAGCGTGCTGGAGAAGTTTACTGCTCCGCCGACGTCGAGTGTTCCTGCTATGTTAGTGTCACCGTCTGCCTCAACAGTGAAGTGTCCACCAGTAACGATCAAGTCGGAGACAAAAGCATCCATGCCAAAGGCGAGAGCGTCACCAGGTGCACCAGCTTGAGCCAAACCAACGATCTTGTGAGAATTCATGTTAAGCTCGCCGGCGGCCTTGGCATTGAACGTGATGAGATCAGTTGACGCATTGCCGAGGGTGACGTTGGCATCAACAATGAGGTTTCCGTTCATGGAGACGTTACCATCCATGTCCACAGAAACGCCGCCGGATCCATAACCGCCACCGATGTTGACGGCACCAGCAATAATCGCATCCCCCGCGAACGTAGAATCTCCTGTAACGCCTAAATCACCGCCGATACTGGCGGCAGCGGCCACGCTGAGATCGCCACCGATAGAGGCATGACTAACCGAGGAGATTTCGCCTTGGAAATCTGCGTCGGAACCGGTCATATGAACTGCTGCATAGATGTCAGCAAGGTCTTGTAAACCGTCTAGTTCAGCATACCATGCGTCCTTACCAATGATACGCTTCATTTGTGAACGAAGCGCATCGAGGTCGCCCTTCACCGTAGACTTACCAGCTAAGTCAGCGCCTGCTGGTAACCCATCGTCGAAAGAAAGCGAACCCCTAATTTGAGTTTGTTGAATTTTTGAAATTGACATTTTACCACCTAAATTGGTTGTTTTTTGTGTGCAAATCTAGCACCATGCCGGATTTTTCTGCACACTTATAAGTATTCAGCAGCGAACAGTGCTACAACGCTAGCGGTGGGCTATTTGTCATAATTTTGTCATAATGAAGTAAATGTAGATTACAAGATTAACTAGTTGGTTATTCGTCAAAAATGTTTGAGATGTTCTTATCGTCTACCATATTTTTATTAAGCATCTTTAGCGTTGAGGAAATGAATACAAAATGACGACATTTGCAGATACAATTAATCCAACTCCGTTTGGCTTCTTTGATGCAGAAGCAGTATTCCAAACTGAAGCTGATTCAATGGTGTTATTTGTTAAAAGAAAATTAGGCGACGATGTTCTATCTGTCGAATTGACTAAAAAAGAAATATGGGCATGTTTTGAAGAAGCATGTTGTGAATATTCTCGTTTGATCCATGAAATGAAAATAACGTCAGATTTAACGAACGTTTTAGGCATGCCTACAGGATCGACTGATTTAACAAATAGGTATGCAAAGAGAACAGTCGAATATCTTCTTAGGATGGCAGAGCCTTATGCAACTGAAGCGTATGTCGGTGGATCATACGATGCTACATTAGGATATGTAGAATTGGTTTCTGGGCAACAAGATTATAATATTTACAAAGACGTCAAGGTTGTTTCTGGCGATGATGCAGGAGAAGTTGTTTATGATACAATACCCTCTGGATCGAAAGGAAAACTAAGGGTCGTTGAAGTCTTTCATTTAGAGCCTTTAGCGTCGCAACAATTCTTATTAAATGCTTCAAATATAACCAACTTCTTAGCGACCAACTTTAACTATGAATCTTATGTCAATTCGACTGTGTTCTATGTATTGCCAGTATTCGAAGATGTTTTAAGAAGAGGAATGCTAGAGACGGCATTTAGAGTTAGAAGATCAAATTATTCCTATGAAATAATAGGAAGTAACTTGCGAATTTACCCTGTACCTTCCACTGATCTACAAACAGGAAAACTTTTCATAAAGCTAATGAAACCTCATAATCCGTTAAACCCATCAGCATATGCTGATGATTCAATTTATGGAATATCAGGACCAAATAACATGCCGTTTGCAAACATACCGTTTGCAACGGTAAACCAACCTGGCAAGCAATGGATTAGACAATATACTTTAGCATTATGCAAAGAATTGCTTGGGTTAATTCGTTCAAAGTTTTCTTCAATACCAATTCCTAATGCTGAACTAACGCTAAATGGTGGAGAATTAGTTTCACAAGGCAGAGAAGACAAAGATAAGCTAACAACTCAAATGAAGGAATTCTTAGGAAATTTAACTCATGCTAAGCTTCTTGAGCAAGATGCTTTGGTCGCTGAAAACATGCAAAAACAGCTTAGATATATCCCAATGCCGTTAGGTAAGTCCATCGTCATAGGCTGATGAAAGGATTATATGGCAAGGCTTTTCATTACAAAAAGAGAAATAAATTTCATTTCTGACATTACAAAAGAAATTGTAAAAGACGTTATAGGACAAAAGATCTATTATTACCCTGTCTCTGAGACAAAGACAAAATCTCATGAAGTGTATGATGAGTCTTTGAAAAAGATTTTTGATAATCCAATCAACATTGATGTTTTAGTCAACAGCGAATTTCAAACTGAAACCAAGATAAATAAGTTTGGAATCGATGCCCAGTTTATTCTTGAAGTTTATATACAGCATAGAGACATGATTGAAAAAGGAATTAATCCATCAATAGGCGATTATTTCTCTTTCGGAGCAATCTTTTATGAGATAACTGAGTACAAATACATGAGAACCATTTATGGCCAAGCAGAAAACATAGATGGCGTGTCTTTGACTGGTACCAGAGTCCGTGAAAGCCAGTTCAAGGCCCTTACGAATGGTCCAACAGACATCAAGTACAACGACGCCGACGCAGTTCAAGATACATTCGTTCAGCAAAGAGGTTATGCAACTGATGCTAACGGAGAAGAGACCGGTGATGTTAGAGATCTTGTTAAGAACGGAGTCTTAGAAGAGCCATTGACCGGTCCAAAACAAGTATCCCCTGCTGGTGATTCTACCAGCGTAGGTAGCGCATTTTACGATGAGGAGTGATTATGCCGACTAGGTTCAATTCTAATAGCAAAACAAGATTTGGTGTATCAGGCATTAATTTAAACACTCATCAAGGCACGGCTGACATAACAATACCTTTTGTTAGCATAGAAGATGTTGACGTGTCTCTATTTAAATTGTTTGAAAATGAAATTAAATTACAGGTAGGTGGAGATAATTCAGATTTTAAAAAGGTTCCTGTGATTTTTGCAACAGGAGAAAAATGGGCTATATTAAAGAAAAAAAGAGCCTTAAGAGATAAAAACAATTCTTTAATACTTCCTTTATTGACGATTTCTAGAACATCAATTGCACAAGATATTTCATCAGATATTGCTGGACGAGGTATTAATCAACAAACTGGAGAAATTGTAATAAGAAGAAGATTGGATAAATCAGATAGAGAATATCAAAATCTAATCAATAGGTTTCTTCTAAAGAATCAAAAGAACGTTGCAACCAATCCTTTTTTAGAACATGTGGATGATCAACTGCTGACAGATAGAACAATCGGAGAAAATTCAACTGATCAAATTGTGCAAGACGGCGCTTGGCTTGCAGACATAAAGAGCAATAACATCTATGAAACCATTGTCGTTCCATCTCCACAATTTTATAACGTTACGTATGACGTAACGATGTGGACGCAATATACTCAACATATGAACCAATTGTTAGAACAGCTTGTTTCTTCGTTTCTTCCTCAGGCAAATTCATGGAAGTTAGAAACGCCTAAAGGTTATTGGTTTATTGCGACGGTTAGTAACAATTCATATGATCCAGAATCAAACCTAGATGAATTAGGACAGGAAGAAAGAATCATCAAATATAAATTTACCGTAAATGTTAAAGCATATATCTTTGCAGCTCAACATGCGAATGGAGGAATTCCTATAAAAAGGTATGTTTCTTCTCCAATCGTTTCATTTGAAACAAATGTTCTTGGAGGAGTCATAAACAATGAAGTTGGATCGACTGTTACGAATCCATTTCTTGGATCAGATGATCCGACTCTTCCATTGGCAGATTCTTTAAATAGAAGAAACGATCAACGAAACACGAATGGAACGTTGTTGTATGATCCTCAAGATGCAACGCTGTCTGATGACCCTGCAAGAAAAGCAAGAACTCCTCAAACATATCAATTCGAACCTGTTTATAGAAAAACGCCAAGTGGCGGGTATGTAAGAGTGTATGCTGTAAACCAAGCATCTGGTGAATCAATAATTAGGCCTGCTTCTCAGATAGGATCGACCCCTGCACCGCTAACTGTAGATGCATTATTAGGAGGATTATCCTATCATATTACTGGCGAAGATGATTGATTTTTATTTTTTTAATTTTTTTTAATACTTATAAGAGAAGTTTATTTCGCATGAAGGAGCAAGGTAATGGCTGAGCAGGTTTTTAGGTCTCCTGGTTTTTTTGAGAGAGAAATTGAATTAAAAGCGCCCCCTGGAGGAGGGCCAGTAGGTGTTCCAGCAGGCGTGATCGGAACAGCGAATAAAGGTCCAGCATTCGTTCCTGTGACCGTCGCTAATTTTAATGAGTTCGTTAACATTTTTGGCAACTTAGATCCTAAAAAATTTGGTCCTTATGCAGTAAACGAATTTTTAAAGAATCGAACAGCCTTAACTTATATGAGAGTGTTAGGCGCTGGTGCGAATAAAACCGCAACAGACATAAGCGCAACATCTCTTACTGGAAGAGTAAAAAACGCCGGATTTAAGCTTGAAGGTTCTGTGGCTTCGCATGATTCCGCAGGCCGTCACGTTGGAGCCGTACAGTTCTTGGTTGCAGATCATACCCTTCAAACCAATGAAGCTTATGGAATGCCAATGTTTACTGACAACGATTCAAGAACAAGTGCAACAAACGTTAACTTGGTTCGTGGTGTTGTTATGTTGGCTTCCGGTGCAAGAATGATGGTTCTTGACGGAAATCAACAAACTGCAGCATCATTTGTTGGTGCAACGACAGTCGACGATGCAGCTCAAGTAAAGAGTGGTAAGTTTAAATTAATTATTTCTTCTACGCTTGGTTCTTCTTTCGCTTTTGATGATAAGCTCCCTGGAGTAAAAATCTATACTGCGTCGATGAATCCGACGAGTGATGATTACGTCGGAAAAGTCTTAAATAGAGACCCAGAAAAATTTGAGCAATACCAACATCTTCTATATACAGATTTTGCAGTAGATGATGAAGTTGCATCAGTCGTTAATGATGATTATGTCGCTGTGTTATCAGGTTCTTCATTAACAAGTAATGTTTCTGGTGAACCTACCACAGAGTTTAGAAAAGCATTTGGAGCATTTGATACAAGATATACTTCTCCAAAAACTTCTTACTTTATTTCTCAGCCATTCGGCAAAACAGAATATGATCTCTTCCAAGTTGAATCATTGGATGATGGAGCATATGCAAATAGCCTTTATAAGGTTTCAATCGCAAGCCTTAAAGTTTCTGAAAATGAAGCTTACGAATATGGAACATTTAACTTACAGATTCGCGATTGGAATGATACAGATTTAAATCCTGCAGTTTTAGAAGAATTTGTAAATTGCTCTTTAGATCCTGATTCTGACAACTATATTGGAAAAGTTGTTGGTGACCGTAGGGTAACTTACGACTTTGATCAAGACATACTTTCAGAAAGAAGAATAATCACGAGCGGAAAGTACGCAAATGTTTCAAAGTATGTTAGAGTTGTTATTTCACAGGATGTAGAGGATAAGAAGGTTCCAGCAAAATCTCTTCCATTCGGGTTTAGAGGACCAGAATTATTGAAGACCAATGATTCATTAACTGATGGAGCAACTTCTGCAAAGAGATTAGCCGGATTGTTCTCGATCGACTCGACGGGAATTCTTTCACAATCTATACTACCTCCTGTACCATTCAGATTTAAAGTAACTAAGGGTCCAATGACTACACCAGCGTGGGACGGTGATCCAGGCCCGCAAGAAGTTGCATCTCCTCAATTCTACTGGGGAGTTAAGTTTGAAAGAAATGATGTTCCTCTTAATTCTAATCTTTCAGAAGTTAAGAATCATCTTCTTGAGAGCTATACTAAGTTTGGTGGAATAAAGAAACTTGACGCTTTGGTAACTGGTTCAGGAGCAGATACATTCAACAATAACAAGTTCTCATTGTCGAAGGTCGCATTCTCAGCAGGAACAATAGCAGGGTTAACTGGAACTGTTCGTTCACACATGAAAGAAGCTGCATACATCAGAAATGCCAAGGTAGATCCAACGACATATACAGTCAACGATCCAGTTCTAGGTAATAGAATTACATTCGCATCTTTGTTGTCGAATGGCGAGGCTTACGAATTTAACAAGTATTCATCATTTGCTAAGTTTACAACCTTTATGCAAGGTGGATTCGATGGATTGAATATTCTTGATTCAGCTGCATCAAGAATGAATGATAAGGCTACTTCATTTGAAACTCCACTCGGCGGAGCATCATCAACGTTTGTATCACCCGGTTTGCTTACAAACCTTGCAGGAACGGGCGTCGATAACAATGCTGTAAATTCATATATTACTGCAGTCGATGTTATGACTGATCCGCTTCAAGTTAACACTAACTTGCTAGCAATTCCTGGAATTCGTGAAGATTACATTACAAATTATGCAGCAAAGAAAGTTAGAGATTATGGACTTTCTATGTACGTAATGGATCTTCCAAACTATGATGATAATGATGGTCGCATCTATGATGATTCTACAAATAGAATTAACATAGAAAACACAGCTGCAACATTCGAAGCTAGATCATTCGACAACAATTATATTGCAACTTACTTCCCGAATGTTTATGTAAATGATACAACAAATAGTCGTTATGTCAAGGTTCCTGCTTCTGTTGCAGCATTAGGAGCTCTAGGGTTTAATGATAGAGTTGCATATCCATGGTTTGCACCAGCAGGATTTAATAGAGCAGCGTTAGATTTCGTCAACAACGTTGAAGTTAGACTCAATGTTTCTGATAGAGATAGATTGTATGATGCTCGAATCAATCCAATCGCGACATTCCCAAGATTGGGATTTGTCATCTACGGACAAAAGACACTACAAATAAGAAAGTCAGCGCTCGATAGAGTAAACGTTCGTCGTTTGCTTCTTGAAGTGAAGAGACTTATCATAAACATAGCAAACAGAATTGTGTTTGAACAGAACACACCTGCAGTTAGAAACAAATTCGTTGCAGATTCTGTTCTTCAATTGGGTCTAATTCAAGCTCAAGCTGGTATCGAAGCATACCAAGTTGTAATGAATGAAACCAATAACACGCAAGAGGATGTTGACTTAAACCGCTTGAATGGTAGAATCGTTGTTGTTCCAACAAGAGCTATCGAATTCATTGCAATTGACTTCATCATCACAAATGCAGGAGTTCAGTTCGTTTGATTCTAAAATTCTTATGTAATCTGATACTTATCAAGCAAGTTGTAGGAGCGAAAAATAAATGGCACAGCTCAAATTTGGAAGCGCAGGGGTAACGACAAGAGAGATTGATTTAACAGGACCAGTTGAGACATCACCTACGGGTGTTCCTGCAGGCATAATTGGTACTTCCGTTAAAGGACCGGCATTTATTCCTTTAACATACGGAACGTTAAATGATTTCTTTGCAAAGTTTGGTGAAAGTGATTCTAAGAAGTTCGGCCCAATGGCTGTAGCAGAATGGCTCAGAAGAGCCACAGCTGTTACATATCTTAGGGTCTTAGGCGTTGGAGATGGTAAGAAAAGAGTCTTAAGCGGACAAACTGCTGGTGATGTAACAAACTCTGGATTTACTGTCGGGGAAGAATTACCTGCTTCTGATGGAACCTTGTCATCAAACACTTACGCAAATGCAGGAGGTAATCCTGGAAGAACGTATTTTCTGGGTTGCTTCATGTCGGAGTCGCTCGGCGCAAACGTGTTTAGCAGCGCAGGGCTTCAAGGTTTAGGAAACGCAAATGGAATCAGCGCTACCTCAGCAGTTCCAATTGTTAGAGGTGTGTTAATGGCTCCTTCTGGGGTCGTTTTAAGATTATCAGCATCTGTAGCAGGATTAGATTCAAGCAATCCTGGTTCGGGATTGGTAGGAGATGATGCTAATGCAAAAGGAACTTCATTAGGATCAGTTGTGTTAGGTTCTGATGCTACTTCAAAACAAGAATTTACCTTGTTATTGAACGGTCATAAAGGAACTGATTCATCTTATCCTAACGTTCTTACCGCATCTTTCGATGTAACAGCAGCAAATTATATCAGCAAGGTTCTTAATACAGACCCTTATAAGCTTCAACAAGCAGGTCACTACCTTGCAGCGCATTGGGATATTCATCCAACTCTAGCTGCAGTGACAGGAGTTGGAGTTGTTTCTGCTGTTCCTGTTAATCAAAGCGAAAGATCAGTCTTCTTATTGACTTCATCCCTGGCAAGAAACCTTGGATCTTCTACTGTTCCAAACTATGAAGGGTTTAGAGATAGATTCACAAATGCTAAATCGTCTTGGGTGATTTCACAAAAGTTCGGCGGTTCTGCAACAGATCTATTTAAACTTCACGCACTTGATTCAGGAGCTGGAATCTCTAACAAGGTTAAGATCTCTATCTATAACATAACTCCTTCCTCAGATCCACTTAACAAGTATGGATCATTTAGCCTTGCGATAAGAAGCTTGTTTGATACGGACATTGATCAAAAAGTTCTTGAAAGATGGGAAGGCATTAATTTAGATCCATCTTCTGACAGATACATCGCAAAGGTTATTGGAGACGTTAACGCATACTACGATTTTGACAGAGATGATGCAGCTCAAAAATTGGTCATCGAAGGCAATTATGAGCTAAGATCAAGATACGTTAGAGTTGAAGTATCGACAGCAGTCGCAGAACAAGCAGTCGATCCTGCTGCTCTTCCAATGGGATTCAGAGGAATTACACATTTAGTGACATCTGGATCTGCACCCCTTGCGGCTTTAGGTGGAGTAGATGCTTCTGCTCTATCGATTTCAACGTTCACAAGAAACACAGTTGAGCCACCGCTTCCTTTTAGAAATCATTTGAATGATGGAACAGGACAACAGACGCAAGTAAATTCCAGGTACCATTGGGGCGTTAAGTTTGAACACATAACCAATCTATCTGAACAAAACAGCTCTGTTCTACAAGATAAATCTTTTAATAGCTTTACCAAACATTTCCCTGGTCATTCTACTACAAACATTAACTTTGTAGTGGGAGATAATACAGGCGCAGCAGACACTGTTCAAAACGGAATAGTCGACGCTGATAGATTCTGTAACAATATTTTCACTCTTGAAAACATCCAAATCGTTACTGGATCAAATGGAACAGTCGCACAAAATAATGATTGGAAAGACGCATCATACGTTAGAAAAGGAAACATAGCTGCCGATGACGTAGCAAAGACAAGAGCCGTTGCAGTAAGCGATTTGTCCAATTCACAAAACAGAAAATTCCTTAAATTCTCGTTCATCATGCAGGGAGGATTCGATGGAGTTAATATCTTCGATAAGGATGAAGCAGAGATCAACAACGCAGCAGTTGTAGCTGATATGGATGATGCAGATCGTGGCCGTTCATCTGGTCCTAACGTATCTGCATACCTAAAGGCCTTAGAGGTCATGAAGAATACGACCAATGTCGATATTCAACTTCTAGCTATACCAGGCATCAGAGCTCCAATCGTTACTGATGAAGCAATCCGCGCGACAGAAGAACGTTTCGATGCTCTGTACGTCATGGACATTGAACAGGTTGATAAGGATGGAAATTTGATCAATATTACGTCAAATATCAAACCTTCGGTGACTGAAACAGTTGCTCAACACAAGGCAAGAAACCTTAACACTTCATTTGCAGCAGCTTACTTCCCTGACTTGTTAATGAGAGATCCTTCTCTTCCAACAAACTCAGTCATAGTTCCTCCTTCAGTCGCTGTAATGGGAGCTTTATCATTGAATGATTCTCTTGGATATCCATGGTTTGCTCCAGCAGGATTAACAAGAGGAGAACTTCCAACAACGCTTGAGACTAGCATTCAATTGAAAGATGCAGATCTTGATTCTCTATATGATGAAGACATCAACCCGTTGTATGCTCCATCGACTACAACAAGAGGCGGAACAAATCCAAAAGGAGGAGTAGTTGTATGGGGACAAAAGACGATGCTTCAATCAGCATCTGCTCTTGATAGAATCAACGTAAGACGTCTTCTCATCGACATTCGTCGTCAGGTTCGTGAAATTGCGCAAACAATCATCTTTGAACCGAATCGTGAAGCAACCCTTGCAAGATTCACTGCAGCAGTAACACCAAGGCTACAGAGAATTCAGGCGCTTGCAGGTCTTGAGAGATTCCGCGTCATCATTGATTCTTCAACGACAACGCAAGCTGACGTTGAGAACAACACTGTTCGTGGTAAGATCTTCTTACAACCCACCAAGACGATCGAGTTCGTGTCCTTGGACTTCGTTGTGGCCAACAACCTTCAACAAGTACAGTGAAAATAATTGATAAAAATGTTTGATATATTCAAGCGTTTAAATATCAAATGAATTTTTAAGGGCTTCTTAATGAGGCCCTTAATTTTTTGTTTTGAATCTAGGCAATATAGATTTAAATCAAGATAGTTATGAACCAAAGAAGTTTGTTTAAATGACAGTCAAGTTTAATAGTCCTGGAGTTTCTGCACAAGATTTAGGAACTATAGTTGCCCCTATTTTAAATTTAGCGATACCTCCCGCTGTAATCATAGGAACGTCACTATCAGGACCTGCATTCGTTCCAACTTTTTTTGATTCCAATGCAAAATTTCAGCAAAAATTTGGAATACCTTATGTTTCAGGATCTAGAATATCTTCTTATGATAGATTAACTAACTACGGTGCTTTAGCTGTAAATGAATGGGTCAGTAATCAAAAGTCTGTAGTTTTTACTAGAGTTTTAGGAACTGGAAACGGAAAAAACAGAGTATTAACTGGAACGAATGCAGGAGACGTAATTAATGCAGGTTATACAGTAGGAGAACAGCAGCCTGATCATGCGACGCTGTCTGGATCTTTGAGTTCAAATCCATATGCAAATTTTGGCGGCGCGTTAGGAAGAACATACTTTTTAGGATGTTTTATGTCTGAGTCTGCTGGATCGACTTTTTTTAACGCTGCAGGTATTCAAGGTACTGGAAGCATTAATGGAATTGGAATAAATACTTCTGTTCCTATCGTAAGAGGCATTTTAATGGCGCCTTCTGGCGTTATTTTACGGCTTTCTGCATCAGTAAGTGGGCATGATTCTTCCTGCCCGACTTCTACGCAAATTGCATCTGACTCGACCGCAAAAGGAACGACTGTTGGAGCGATAAAATTATTCAATGAAGGAACCGGTGCCCAATTACAACAATTTATTCTTTTGTTAAATGGGCATAAAGGATCTTTTAATTATCCAAATGTAATAACTGCATCTTTAGATATGCAGTCACCTTTTTATATAACCAGAGTCTTGAATATGACTGCTTCGTTAATTCAACAAGCAGGCCATTATCTTGCTGCAAATTGGGATATTCATCCTGCAGTAGCTACGTTAACGGGCACCGGTGTAGTTAATTCAGGTGCCGGAGTACCAACCGATTCTTCAAGGGTTTTTTCAACTGAACGATCCGTGTTTTTGTTGACGTCATCCTTATCAAGAGATATAGGCAGTTCTACAGTTCCAAATTATGAAGGATTTAGAGATAGATTTTCTCACGCTTCAACCCCCTGGATAATTTCTCAAAAAATCCATGGGAAGTATATAAATTTATTTAAATTTCATTCTTTACATGATGGAGAACAAACAAAAAAGCAAAAAATCATCATACATGATATAACTCCTATAAAAGATGGATCAACATACAAGTTTGGAACTTTTTCTTTGTCGATAAGAGATATCGATGATTTTGATGAAGTAATGCCGGTTTTAGAATCTTTTCCTAACTTAAATTTAAATCCATCATCTGATAGATACATCTCAAAAGTCATAGGAGATTCATATACATATTTTGATTTCGACAGACCAGATGATAATCAAAAATTAATTGTTGAAGGAAGTTATCAAAATAGTTCAAAATATATTCGAGTAGAAGTTTCAAAAGAAGTTTCAAATTCTGAAGTTCCTATTGAAGTTTTGCCTATTGGGTTTAGAGGAATACCCCATATTATTACGTCTGGATCTTCAATCATGGGATCTTTATCAAGTCATGATGCTTCAGCATTATTAAATTCTAATTTTTTAAGTAATTTAATAACTCATCCTCTTCCTCTTTCCAACAACATTTCCGTCTATAGAAATAATTCTCAAAATGCATCAGCAGTTAGAAGATGGGGAATTAAATTTGATCATATTTCTGATGTTGAAAAACAAAATAATTTTCAATATAAAAACGAGTCTATTTTAAGTTTTTCAAAACATTTCCCAAATCATTCTACAATAAATATTAACTTTTCAGTTTCAGATAATCACGGAACTCCTGATACACCACAACTTGGAATAATTGATGCAGATAGATTTTGTAATAATTTATTTACTATAGAAAATATAAAAATATTAACGTCATCTAATGGATATTCTTCACAAGAAGATTGGGCATATGCTCAATATGTTAGAAACGGTAACATACAAATAAATGATGAAGAAAAAACTCGTAGAGTGAGCATTAAAGACCTTGAAGATGTTTCAAGCAGAAATTTTCTATCATTTCAAACAATCCTTTGCGGAGGATTTGATGGAGTTAATATTTTTGAAAAAAATGAGTTTAATTTAACAAATGAAGCAGTCGTCGCTGACACGTACGACATTAATAGAGGTAGAGATGCCGGTGCAAATGCTGGTGCTTATTTAAAAGCATTAGAAATAGTAAAAAATACAACTGCAGTTGATATGCAAATTCTTGCCATACCTGGAATAAGAGCGCCTATCATAACTGATGAAGCAGCTGACGTTGCTGAAAATAGATTAGATTCTTTGTACCTAATGGATATTGAACAAATTAGCGACAACGATGAAAACATAAACATGTCAGAGATAATAGCATATAGCGATGAATTGAAACCTAGTCTGCAAAAAACAATCGATAATTTTAATAATAGATTTTTAAATACATCATTTGCCGCGGCATATTATCCAGATGTTGTGTTAAAGCTTGATGCACGTACATATGGCATAGATTCAGTTATAGTTCCTCCTACGGTAGCTGTTTTAGGAGGGGTTTCATTAAATGATTTAATAGGACAATCTTGGATGTCTCCGTCTGGAAATGTTAGAGGAGGACTAACAAACGTTTTTTCTACTGTCGTAAAGTTAACAAAATCTGAAATTGATTCTCTATATGCAAAAAATATCAACTTTTTATATGCTCCATCCAATGTTGGAGGTACAGGATCGGGAGTTTTTATAGGAGGTCAAAAAACGTTAAATCGTTCATCATCGCCATTATCTAGAATAAACGTAAGAAGATTATTAATACAAATTAGACGACAGATTAGAAATATTGCTTTACAATTAGTCTTTGAGCAGGATAGAGATGTAATTGTTGATAGATTCGTGACCCTCGCGACAGAGATTCTTTCTCCGATTCGTTCAGCATTTGGGTTAGAGGAATATAAAATAGAAATCGAAGCTAATCAAACTTCTCAAACAGATATTGATAATCAAACGATTAGAGGAAAAATTTATATAAAACCTCCTAAATCGATAGACTATCTATCTTTAGATTTTATTGTCTCTAACGATTTGCAATCAGAGATTTAAACTTCCAATTCGAAGATAAAATTTCCGCATCCCCAAATTTTTACAACCCCCGCAGATTCAGCAACTTGAGATTCTGTTAATCCTTCTGAAGAGTCTGCTTTAAATTTAAAACGGTTGTATCTGTTCTCAAAATCCGTCCACCAAAACCGCGGAGGAGTCTTTGACTTTTGTATGAATCCTGCCTTTCTATAACCATCCCCAGATCCTCCCCAGCGGTGGTCAACATATGTTATAATTTTGTTATATCCTTTTTCTTTTGCCCATTTTTCAACATATTTTATGAGCCTGCTGATGCCTCCTGGAACATTATGATTTATTTTCGGACAACATCTTACGATTTCTATTCCATCATGTTTTTTATGAAAAGGCTTTCTCACTGAAATGCCGTAGACGATTTGACCTTTATCATCAATTAACCCCCATGAATCCATGGAGACGACATCTCCATCTGCATGGTTTTCTTCAAAAAAAGCTTTTCTTTCCGTTTTTGATAATTGCCTTATCATACACTTTCTTGCAGCAACTCTGGTTTGAGAAATTCCTAAACGAGACAAAATCATTGATTGAATGATAAACCGCTTGTCTCTCCATTCATCTTCAAATACGTGCATTAACCTGATGCCAGATTGTTCTGCAATGGTTGTTTTATTGTTGTGATAACCTTGCGTCTTATTGACATGGCTATTCCAGTACAATCCGCTGTATTCTATGGCAAGTTTTTTATCTTCTATGAAGATATCAAGTTCCAATCCACCCAACATTTTTCTAACGTTTCTTGATACGTCGAATCCTAAAGATTCTATCCATTTGGCTAATTCTTCTTGGGCAGCGGATCCGCCAGGAGAACAAAAGAAACATTTTCCACGTTGCAAGCTTCTTAAAGAACCTTGAAATTGTTTTCCACATCCGCCACATTCAACGACAATAATTTTTTGTGCATCATTGATATAGTTTTCTAACCCACCGATGACTTTTAATTGTCCTGTTTTTTCAATTCTTCCTATAATTTCATCGTAAGGTAATCTTTTAAGGTGATCTAGTCTTTCTCTTATTTGCTTTTGTTTCATTTTTAACGAAACTTTTTGCGACATAGATTTAATTCTATCGTCTGTTTCTTTCGTTAGACCTTTAGCCCATGGAATTATTTCTCCAACAGCAAATTTGTTTTTTAAATTTTCTCTAAACCTTGCTATTCTTTGGTCTGTTTCTACAGATAACCCTTTGTTCCAAACCTTAATTGACCCTTGAACGAATTTATCTTTTCTGCCTTTACTCGTTGCTTCTGCTCTTCGTTTGATTCTATCATCTGTTTCGCTAGTTAATCCCTTGGACCATCCTGATTTTCCTTTTAGAGATTCTGATCTTTTTCTAGAAATTTCTTTTGCTGACTCTTCGTCTAACACTTTATAAATCGATGCATTGTGACCGTTGATTACTGTCGAATACCCTTTCCACCACCCAATCCATCTTGTGTCTTGACCACATCCACATGCGCATTTTTTTGGTCCACCATTGATTTGGTTCCACAATAACTGTGTTGTAGTCTTGTGCTCAGATATAAGATGATTTTTAAAAGATGTCAATCGTTTTGATTCAAAGTTATTGCATAAAGGGCACTTTGCTGGTCTCAATGCATTTTTATTATCATCACCCATCTATTCTTGCTCTTTCGTTACTCATAATATATTCTTAAGTTGAAAAAATTTGTTGAAAAAAGATCTTCACTTTTCGCATAAGAATACTTATGAATACTCATCCCTATAGGAGAATATTACAATGGCTGAGACATTAGACGTTACATCAATGATTCCAAATAAATTCGAGCCAAAGCGTAAGAATCGCTGGGTTCTCATGATCGAGGGTGTTGATGCATATATCATCAAAACTGCTGCCCGTCCACAGGTCACAACTGAAGAAGTTACAATTCCATTCATAAATTCAACTCGTTATTTAGCTGGAAAGACAACATTCAATGCAATGAACGTGACGCTTCATGATCCAATTGCTCCATCGGGCGCTCAACAGGTCATGGAATGGATTCGCCTACACTTCGAATCCGTATCAGGACGTTCTGGTTACGCAGACTTTTATAAGCGTGATATTCAATTGAAGATGCTTGACCCAGTAGGTACCGTCGTTGAATTATGGGATATCAAAGGCGCATTCATCACAGATGCAAACTTCAATGAAGTTACATACGAAGATGGAGCTCCTGTTGAAATTGCTCTAACACTTCGCTACGATAATTGCGTATTGCAATACTGATTCTCACTGGATTATACAACTTTATGGACCACGATATATCGTGGCCTATATTCGTATTAAGTGTTCAAAATGTGATGAAACATTTGGGCAAGAATCAAGATTTCTTGAACATTTAACCGACATACATTTTGTTGAGAATCATCTTCAACATTACCTTGATACTCATTTTGGTGGAGTACATCCAACTTGCGCTTGTAATGAAGAATGCCAAGAAAAATTAAGTTGGATGGGATGGAAAAAGGGTTTCATTTCAAAGTATGTTAGAGGACACAATGCAAGAGTTGATTCTGTTTATTTAAATCCAGATAAACAAGCTGAGTTTGCTCAGAAAAGATCTGAAGGATACAAACAGGGAAAATATTCTGTTTGGAATTCTGGGTTAACGAAGCAATCTTCAGAGAAGGTTGCTGCGATTAGCGTAAAAATATCATCATCTTTAAAAGAAGGTTATGATACAGGAAGGATAACTGATTGGCATATTTTAAATCCAGAAAAAGCAATTCAGGTTGCCAAGAAGGTTTCTGAGACAAAGAAAAGATTATATGCTTCCGGCGAGCTTGTACCTTGGAATCTTGGGCTCACGAAGGACGTGAGTAATTCTTTATTAAAGTCATCAATTTCCATAAGTGAGAATTATAAAAATAATCTTGACGCATCTGCAAAGAGATTGTCACCTGATGAAGTTGAATCTAGGATAAATGAAACTGGTATATTTGATTTATTATCGAACCCAAAGGACTATCGAAACAGGTATCAAAAGCTTCGATTAAAATGTAGGAACTGCCAATCGATCCAACTAAAAAACATGATGATGATTGAGGCAACTCCTGTATGCCATGTGTGTCATCCTAAGGAATCAAGGGGTCAATTGGAAGTATTGGATTTTTGTTAGATCTCTTGGCGTTAACGTAGTTTCTAATGATCGATCCCTCATCTCTCCATTAGAGATAGATGTTCTTGTTCAATCAACCCGTCTTGCAATCGAATATAACGGCTTATATTGGCATTCATCTGCAAGAATTTTGGACAAAGATTATCATGAAAAAAGAGACTGGCTACGGTAAGTGCAGGGTATCGTTTTTTTGGAATTTATGAAGATGAATGGAGAGATAAACGAAATATTGTCGAAGGAATGCTTCGTCACAGGTTGGATAAGTGTGTAGAAACTTATGATGCAAGGTCATTGAAGCTTGAAGAGATAGATTCAAAATCATCAAACATCTTTTTTGAAAATCTCATCTTGAAGGTTCAACAAGAAACATTATTACGTTTGGTCTTGTTGATGGGGTAGGTAAAGTATATGCAGCGATGTCTTTACGAAAACCTTTTCATGCTTCAAAATCTTCCCGATTAGAAGTTGCTAGGTCTGCGATGTTACCAGGAATTTCTGTCAGAGGATGGATTGGAAGGCTAACGAAAGAGTCATTAAGATATTCAAAATACAATGGATATCAAGGTTTGATGACGTATGTAGACTCCAGGGTTGGAAATGGAGACGGGTATACATCTTCGGAAACATGGAAGCTTGAAAAAGAAAGCACCGGTCCTAGATTCTGGTGGACTGATTTTGAAAACAGGTTTAATCGATTTAAGTACAAAGCAGATAAGTTAAATGGGTTATCCCAGGTAAAGGTTGCGATGAATGCCGGTGTATCTGAAATTTGGGGTTGTGGTAACTATTTGTTAATTTCTGCGTGATTTTTCTTCATTTATGGTGTTTACTTTTTAAAGTAATGATTACATAATTTAGCAAGTTATTAGGAGATATATGTCAGATAATAGAGAAATTAAGAATTCAGTTTTTACTCCGGCACAAACGCATGATTCAAGAATTCCATCGATGTCCCAAGCTGATGTTGTAAAAGCAGAATTTGGTCTTGACATTCCAACAGAGCTTGTTCCTCTTCCTTCTAATGGCAAAGTATATCCTCCGTCATCTTCTCTTCATGGAAAAGACATGGTTGAGATTCGTCCTATGACTGCTCGTGAAGAAGACATTTTAACAAGCCGCGCGCTTCTTAAAAAAGGAACAGTCGTAACTGAGTTAATTAAGTCTTGTCTGATTGATAAATCAATCAATACATTAGATCTCGTCGCTGGAGATAGAAATGCATTGATGGTTGCTGTAAGAATAACTGGGTACGGCGCCGAGTATACAGCGGAAGTTTCTTGTCCAGAATGTGAAGCTAAGAGCCAGCAAACGTTTAATCTTGCAGAACTTCCTGTAAAGAGATTAGAAATTGATCCAGTGACCGAGGGACAAAACCTATTTGAGTTCGTTCTTCCTCATACGAAGAAGAAAGTTTTATTCAAGTTTACGACGGGCAAAGATGAAGAAGAGCTTACTGTAATTCAAGAGAAGCAAAAGAAGCTTGGACTAAAGACTGATTCTACGGTTACAACCGCATTACAACAAGCGATTGTCTCAGTCGGTGGAATCGAAGATCGTGCAAAGATCAATAACTTCATTAAGGCCATGCCTGCTAGAGACTCTTTGGCGCTTAGAAATTACATTCGTCAAAATGAGCCTGGATTAACAATGAAGCAAGACATGACATGCCCAGAGTGTGGACATTCCGAGGAGGTGAACATGCCACTTGGTGTTAGCTTTCTTTGGCCTACGTCCTGAAGATAAGTCTGATATCATCCTAGAACCTATATTTTTGCTGATGTATTATGGCGGCTTTACGTACAAAGAAGCCTATAATATGCCAGTCTCATACAAAAATTGGTTTATTCAGAGGATAAGCAGAGAATTATCTAGAACAAGCGAACAAGGATATACTCAATCTAGGGCCTTGCACGATAATGCTCCTGATACGCGAGCCTTGTTAGGTAATGCTAGAACAGAAACTCCTTCAAGGCTTAGAAGATTTACGTAATTTTTGTCATCTTCAGGGGGTGTATCTTCTTTTTAATGTGTAAATATATGCATGATAAACCACAACGAGAATTTTAAAATTTTTTTAAAAACCCTTGGGAGTGATCCTTATACACAAAAAGTATTATTTGAATCGGTGGCTTCTTGGATTTCAAACGGTAAAAAATTAAACATTGATCTCGTTGGAACAAATGATCAAATTAAGATCATTAAGGATGTAATGCTTGAGACAAAAAAGTTTCAAGATGAGCTATTCCATGATCAAACAAATTTAGACGGCGTTTTTAATAAGCTTTCCATGAAGCATGTTGCTGCAGAGGCTTTTGGAAAAACTTTTGGAATTTTTTGGGTTCTTTGAGAGTAGAGAGATAAATGGCTAAGTATAAACTAGACCCTCTTGCTGAAGGATCAAAAAAAGCTAAAGAGTTCCAAGAAATCATGCGTGGAGCCAAGGTCACTCTTGAAGAGTTCATCGCGGCCAATACAAAGATGTCCCAAGAGTTGCAAAGTGTTACGCAACAATCCAGCGCTTTCTTTCAACTTGCAGCAGAAGGTGCTTCTAAAGCAGCTTCTGAAATGAAAAACGTTAGTGATTCTTCAGCAACAACTTCACAAAACATAGATTCATTAACCGGCGCAATCATAAAACAAGGAAAAGCTCTTGAAAAAGCCAATAAAGAAGCTGGATTTAAAAAAGGTGGTGATGGAAAGAATAACGTATTTGAACAATTAGGTAAATCTTCAAAAGTTGCAAAAGCTGGAGTTATAGCTCTCGGAGGAGCTTTCAATTTATTAGGAAAAGCTATAAAAGGTGCCGCTTCAGTCATCGGTGGGATATTTGACGTATTATCTACAGCGGTAGGAGCTATAAAGTCTATTATCGGTGGAGTAATCGATCTTGCTTCAAACGCATTTGAGACGATGGTCAGAATGTCTGATGAAGTAAAAAATAGAATGTTTGAGGCTGCTCAAGCCATTGAAAAAGTAAAAGAAACTTTCGGAAATCTAGAAAAAGGTTCAGGAAAACAAATATCAGGATTCGTCAAAAAAGTGATGGGCATGTACAGCCCAGGAGCTGTGAGGCAAATATTCGGAAGCATTACTGAAGCTGCAGATTATGCTCTTGGTCTTGCTTCAAGCTCTGCTGAGATGGCTTCTTTATTGAGCGATCAACTTGAAGATAATGCTACAAAAATTGCAATGTTTGCGAAAGGTCTCGGTCAGACGACTGAAGATTTTAAAGCAGTAATGGACATGGCATATACAACTGGAGAGAGCATCGACAGTATTCAAGAATCCATGTTGAAGTTTTCTCAAGGTATTGGAAAAAGTCTAAATTTAAACGTTAAAGTTTTATCGAAAAACTTATTGCTTGCAGCAAAAGATGTTAAGCATTTTGGTAAAGCCACTGTGCAATCGATGGCAGAATCAGCCGCGTATGCTATGAAGATGGGAGTTTCGCTTGATAAGATTGTTGGAGTTCTTGACAAGTTTGATACATTCGAATCAGCTGCTGAAAGCGTATCAAAATTATCGCAAGCATTCGGCGTTAATCTTGACACGATGAAGTTAGTTGAAGCAGAAACTCCTGAAGAGCGAATGGAAATGTTGAAAGATTCCTTCGCAGCTGCAGGAAAATCATTGGATAGTTTAAGCCGCAGAGAATTAAGCTATGCCGCTAGTTTGATCGGAACAGATGAAGCCACTGTAAAGAATATGCTTTCCAACAGGAATCAAGCAAATTCTCTTGATGCGATTAAAGATGCTTCTGCAGGAGTTGCCAAACAAACACGTTCGACCGGCGATATCATGGAAGAGGCTATGAAAGGTATTGCAATGTCGTTGAAACAAATTCAACGATCATCTTCTGGGTTTTTTGATGCATTTCTTGATGGAATCTTTGAAGGTATTTTTCTATCTGGTCCGTTTCAAAAAGTTCTTGCAAATCTTGCGATGGCTTTGGACGCTGTGTTCATGGCAGGAAAACAATTAGGCATGATTATTGTGTCAACTTTTCCTGGATTGAAACAGATGTTAGATGCGCTAGCTAAATTCTTTGATCCGAAGAAGATCGGAGATTTATTCGGAGGATTTACGACGTCATTCGAAAATTTCTTTAAGAATTTGAAGAATGGTACCGGCGATGTCAAGGATTTATTCAAAGATTTATTCAATGGTATAAAAAGTTATTTCCTAAAACAAGGACCTGCAGGTCAAGAATTCTTAAACGGTGTATCAGAATTTTGGGGTGCTATTAAACAGATTATTGCGACCGCTATTCTTGGAATAGGAGATGTTGTCGCAGAAGGACTTTCTTTCATCGCTGATTTCTTTGAAGGAAAGAGAAAACTTCCAAACGGAAAAGATATTCTTAAGTCTGCAAGTAAAGAATTATCTCCAATTGGAAAAGCGGCGATGACAAGCTTTGAAAAAGTAGGAAAACAGTTCGATAGAATTTGGACACCGTTAAAAGAATCGTTAATAAAATCTCTAAAAGAAGGTGTTGATTATCTTTGGGAATATCTCAAACAAAAGATTTCAGAAAATAAAGGAAAGTTAGCGCTTGCTGGACTTTTTGGTGTGGCTGCATCTGGTGATAAAGGTATTTTAGGCACGGCCGCAGAAGGTTACTCGGCATATAAAACGTACAAGCAAGGAAAACAGATTCAGCAATTAACGCAATTATTGAAGACACCCCCATCAGTCCCCGTCCCATCAGTCCCCGTCCCACCAGTCCCCGTCCCACCAGCCCCTGTAGGAGCGTTCCAAGCTCTTCGCGCCGGGATGGCAACACCAGGCGGTTTTCAAGGCCTCGCTGCGGGCCCACTCGGCATGACATTGGGTAGCGTCGCCGGCGGCATCGCGGCCTCTGAACTTTCAAGATTAATCGCAGAACAGGCGGGCGCGGGTAAAGATGGTCAAGCGGTCGCAGCGGCCCTCGGCGGCGCGGGTGGTGGCGCCGCGATCGGCTTTATGCTAGGCGGCCCCATTGGAGCATTGATCGGCGCCGGGTCCGGAGCAATTTGGTCGCTCGGCCGTGAAATATTTGATGCATATAATGAAATTGAAGAAATGCAACAATCAGCGGCAAAAGAACTTGAAAATATAAACGACAATGCAGAACAATTTGCGATAAGATTTGGTGTACGACCATCTGGATCAGGAGGAATGACTGAGCTATCATTTGAAGGAATGACAGATGACGATCTTTTGGATCAATACGGAGCATTGATCGGAGGAAGAAGCTGGTTTGCATCTGATGAAGATGATGCTAAAAGACTAAGAGCTATATTGCAAGAAAAATTTGAAGCCGCAAAGAAGATTCAAGAAGATAATGCTGGAAAAGAAAAAAAATTAATTGAAGAAAGAAAGAAAGCAGATAAAGAATTAGAGAGACAAGCTAGAGAAAAAGTTGAAGAAGATGAATATAACGAATTCATGGAGTCGATAGGGGCAAAGTCTAAAGGCCCTGTTAACATATTAACGTTTAAAGAAAAAATAGCACAAATTGACAAGACCGCAAAAGATGTTACAAAAGGTGCTGCAAAATTAAAAGAAAACCTTGATGCTATTCGTTCCACGCTGTCTGGAATTAATTTAAATTTATTCAGCGATGATAAAAATGTAGAAGAAAATAAAAGAGAACAAATGGAATCAACCTTGAAGACCTTGCTGAGATTCAAGGGGTTTATCATCACGATGGGTGAGATTGCAAATGCTTCAAAAACTTCTTCTGATTCTTTAAAGGGGTTTGGAAGCGCTTCTGTGGCAGGTTCGACAGCATATAACATTGTAGAGTTTGCCAAGAACCAAAAACAGATGTTGGATTCTATCATATCATCTTTTTCTGGTGGTTCAGGAAACGTAACAAAAAACATCGAAGAAATTAAAACTAAAACATCAGACTTAAAAGAGATCATAGAAACTTCAAATGTTGTTTTTACTTCTTTGCTAGGCCTTCCTGAACTTGTAAAGAAACTAGGAAATCCACAACTAAAAATTACAGATAAAGATACAGAAGATGCAGAAAATGTAATATATTACCTTGGTACTTCAATCGCAAGGTTGAACGACACAATCGTACGTGACTTATCTGTAGGACAATCTTTTGATTTAAGACCAGTAGAAACAGCATTCACAGAAGCGTATGATGTTACTAAAAGCATCAAAAATAAATTCGATGATTTCGCAAGACTTCAAATAGACACCGAAGGTCCTTCAAGGGTAATTAATGGACTTGCAAATGCAGTTAAAAAAATGAATAATGCGACGTCAGAGTTGTTCAAAAATATTCCAGACTTACAGGAGACAGGAATCGCATCCAGGATTGACAAATGGATGAATCAAACAAAATATATTTTTGTAGATTCAATTGGTGGTACGTTAACTAAAATAAAAGAGTCAACTACTCAAATCGAATCGATACAAACAGACTTAGATAAGATTAATAAACTCAGAGAGACGCTGCAAAATACGATACAAGCCTTAGACACTAATAAACTGGTAAAAATTGATGCTACTTCCTTCGCGAATAACAAAGTGAATACCGTGTTAAGTACACCTACAATTCAATCTGGTAACACAAAAATAGAATTAAAATTTGAAATACGATTAGACGCAAAAGAGCTTGAAAAAGCTCTCGTTACAAGAAATGATTCTATCGTTGTTGAAGTGATGCGAGGTATGGCACAAGGCACTAATAAACAAGTTAACGTGTCTCCTGGATATAATGTTAGTGTTGGCAAAAGTTCTCCTTGATAAGCAGTGAGGGTGATGATAATGAAAATCCCAACGAAACAAGAATATTTTAAACAGTTACGATCAAATAAAGAATACCTTTCTTTGTTGAAGAAGATTCCTGACTCTACAGAAAGAAAAACAGCGATTAATACTGTAGAGCATATCGTTGGTAGTTTATTTGATGCTTTATCGATGGTCACCGCATCAGCAAAAGAAAATCCTGAAGCAGCTGAAAAAATCTCTCAGGCATTGAAAGCAGGTGACGGCATAATTAAGGAAAGTGACGGCGCGCCGATTGAGCCGAAAGAGAAGTAAATCTAATGTCAGGGATAAAGACAGGAAACAAAGGATTCGTTAATCCAGCCGATGGAAAGGTATACACAATTGATCCTAACGGTAATGCTGATGAAGTTTCCTCAACGTATGATCCCGGTGACATGAAGGTTGATCAGACAGTCAAAGACGTAAATAAAAAAACCAAGATAACATTGGGAACTTATCTCAGCAAGGTCACAAAGGGTGAGGTTGGTGCTGCGACAAAACCGAACAAATACCCGATTGATGCATCGACTGAGGCGTCGATAGAATCATCATTACGAGATTCAGGCGGATATCCTGCCGGGTTGACACCAGGTCTATTAGGAAATAGTTCAAAATTTAATCCTGATTTACCTTCATCATTATCAAAAGATTTTTCTAGCCACCAAGGTGGTGCTACAAACACAAAAATAATAAAGGGTTTATCTTCACAATCTGGTCAGGACGGCCACACTTTATTAAAATCAGCAACAGCTGCAGTTGATGCGACGTCCCCTGTTCAGCAGTATCAAGGCGTGGCCTTTGATCCCAATTACAGATCATCTGTTACGCCCTTTACGGCTGAAGATATCTTGTTTCCTGCCAGCAAATTTGATTATAAATTAATAGATTACAACTCTTTACAAAAAGTTGAACCCAAAGATGAAGTTGTTAAATCGACAGATTTAACATTAGCACTTTCTAACGTTTTTAATTTTGCTTCGAATCTAACGACTTCAACAAAAAACGCTTACCCTGTTTCTTCGCCTGATAAATTTTCTTTAGATAGCTTATACCCAATAACGACTGATGGGTTTCCATCTCCATTGACCGCTGGAACGAATAAGAATGCATTTATCTTTAACGACAGTTTGCCTTCGTCTTATTCTGCAGAATTTGATAGCGTTTCTGGTCAATTTAAGAAAGGCAAACAAAACGTACCTGGAGTAGATGGAAACAATTTATTAACAAAACTGGTAAAAAATCAACTTGGAGATATAAAGCTTAATGCTTCATTGCAATCTTATTTTGAAAAAATTGCGGTAAATAATTTTTTCTATCCTGATACAAAAAATTCAGTTTTGCAGAGCGGCGCAACTGAAAAAATTTTTTTAGATAATACAGTTGATGTAACATCGCCGCCTTCTTCTTTTGAACCTATCATAAACATTGGAACATCTTTTGGAAAGTACTCAGGACAAGAATCTGTAAAAACGCAGTGGAATTTAATTGATCAAAGAAAGAAAGCTTCTGAGGTAACTCAAGTAAATCAATACTCAATCGACCCGCCTGCCGGAGGACCATTTGATATTTTAGTTCCCACTAACGATCCTTCGACTTCTCTACCTCTTCCTCTTACTCAGAACAACAAAGATTCTTATATAAGACGAGAAGATATAAAACCCTTGTCTCGTGATCCTAGTATGATCGTGCCGAGTGATTCTAACATACGAAATTTTTCAAAAGGAAAAGAATCATCTTCAGCAAATGTGATAAATGGAAATGAATTGTTAAAAGACGTATCAGGAGGCGTTCCTGGTATAAATGAATCTAATCCTCTACACGGCTATGTTGGTGGAAGAGGAGCGACCGTTTTGAACATAGGAAACAACAGATGGACAAATTCATCTAGAATTGAAGCTGGATTTAATCCCACAATGAAGCTTGCTGATGGTACTGTTGTGTCACATTTAAAGTTTGCGCAAGTCGGTACTGGGTTGTTACAACGAGCCGCCGCAGAAATACCAGCATGGATCTCTAGTCAAGACAATAAGTTTAATCCGAATGGTGTTCTAGCAGCCGCAGGGTCGATCCTTCCTTCCGTCGCTCAGCTTGGGATATTAAAAGTTAACAATGCTCTGCTCGAAGCAAAAGATGTTTTAAATTCTATATCTGGAGTTTCAACGACGGGCAACATTGAAAATGAAGAAGAAGCCATCGCCGCGGATGCGTTGACTTCTATCGCACCTTTTGATGGACAATCATGGGGAACCCTCACTAGCCCGTCAGAACCCTTTGAAGATCCAAGCAGTATCGGTCTTTCAATAACGATGTTTTTGTTGGTTATTGCAATCAGCCTGTTGTTTGGATTGTTTGAATATTCATCAAACACCCCAGTCGTTACGCCTCCTGACGCCCAATTTGCATTAGGAAGATTTAAGCTTTACGGATCAACAGGGGTTGGTGCTTTTGGATTAAGGCCTACAAATAATAATTTTTTAACTTGTTTAGGAGTAGGAGCGAAAGCGTTTTTCATAGGTGCATCAAATGCAAGAATTTCTGATGCTCAAGTCGTTGCTGCTGCAGCAGGAATTGGATTGGATGCACTTATTGGAGAAGGTTCTGCTGTTGGAGCAAATTTGATTGTTGCACGTACGATAGTTCGTTCAGGTTTAGTAATTGCTCAATATGTTGACAGGATTATAAAAGCTGCATCTCAAAATCCTTTAGCTCGTATTCAAGCCGCAGCAGGAATGACTAAGATTTTGAGATCTTCAAAACTTGTTGCAGCATTGAATGTATTCTCTCAATTAGGAGATGTGCTATTAGATAGAGAATATGTCGATATTAAGGGCCCTGATGGGAATCCATTGCCTGGAACTGGAATAGATTCTCAAGACCCTCGTATGTTTCA